AACACTACGAAAGTAGCAATCAAGCAAGACTTCCCGTATCGAGTATTCGAGGAAATTTTGCCAACAAACCGCATGGCAGAGGATGATGCGACACTTGTTGAAGCAGTCTTGAACATCGTGCGCATGGAGCTTG